TCCAACTTCCAGAGAAGCTACAAGGTAATCATGCAGCGAGAGCGAGAGAACGCGAAGCTGCCACAGGATGTGTTGAGGCTGGTGTCCGGCATTGGCGAGAAGATGATGCTGGGCAACGGCGAAGATTAAGATTTTACAGGAGGAATTTATCATGGCACTCAACAAGATCATCGTTATGGGTCGCTTGACCAAAGATCCCGAGCTGCGGCATACGCCCAACGGCTCCCCGGTGACTTCCTTCACCATCGCCTGCGACCGTGACTTCAAGGACAAGAACGGCGAGAAGGGCACCGACTTCATCGATGTTACCGTTTGGCGCAGCACGGCGGAGTTCGTTGCCAAGTATTTCGCCAAGGGTCGGCTGGCTATCGTGGAGGGTAGACTCCAGTTCCGTGATTGGAAGGACAAGGACGGCAACAACCGCCGCAATGCCGAAGTTATCGCGGAGAATGTCTACTTCGGTGACAGCAAGCCCAGCAACGACAACGGTCTGGATGCAGCAGAGAAAACCGCTGCCAAGTTCGCACCCATCAACGATGACGGTTTTCTGCCGTTTTAAGGAGCGATGAAGCGTGGGCAAAACAAGCAGAGATAAGGGCAAGCGAGGCGAGTTGGAGTGGGCTTCCCTTTGCAGGGAGCATGGCTACGACTGCAACCGCACAGCCCAGTATCGAGGCAATACCGGCGCTGCCGGGGATGTGGAGGGCTTGCCCGGCATCCACATCGAGGTAAAACGAACAGAGGCGCTGCGAGCATGGGACTACATGGAGCAGGCGATCCGCGATGCGGGGGAGGCTGGCAAAGGTCAGCTCCCCATCGTGGCATGGCGGAAGAACCACTATCCGTGGATGGTGCTGATGCGAGCCGAGGATTGGTTTAAGCTGTACAGAGACTGGGAGGCAGACAATGGACAGCAAGACGATTGACGAGGCTATGAAGCGCAAGCTGCCGGTGATGTACGACGGCAGACGGCATGAGTGCATCAGCGAGTATGTGCTTTGGTACGACAGAAACGGAAAACGCCAGCTATCTGTTGTGCTGATGCAGGGGAATAGCGTATTCCGCGTTCCTGCTGACAAGGTAGAGCTGGCGAAGGAGTAACAATGCGATTAAGAACATCGAAGTTTCCCGGCGTATGCTTCGAATGCCCGGACAGAACGTCGGACTGCCATTGCACCTGCGAGAGATACCTGACCGAAAAGAAGGAGTTTGATGCGAAGGCGGCAGCCGCGCGGAAAAAGCACGACCAAGAAAACATGATGGACACCTACCGAGTTGCGTCCATCAAACGCATGAAAGAGAAGAAAAAGCAAGGGAGGAAGTAATGACTGTAACGATTATGGAATATCCCACGGAGCGGGATTGGATCGCAGCCAAAGAGAGAGCTCTTGTGACTGCTGGTCTGCACATCAAGAATGCGCCTGACATGGCGTGGAAGAAGGACAGCTTGAACGCACGGCACAGCCATATCCGCCGTCTGCGTTTCGCGTTTCTTCTGGAGGATATCCCTTCTTGGGTGAGCGTACACCTTGTGCGCCACATCCATGCACAGCCCTATGTGAGAAGCCAGCGTAATGACCGGCAGACCCAGTATGACCGCAACAAAGCGCCACAGGATGCCCCTGTGGACATGATTTGGGACATGAATGCCGAGGAGCTGATGATTATCGCCAACAAGCGGCTGTGCCTACAGGCGAGCCCTGAAACGCGAATGGTGGTGGAGGAGATCTGCAACCAAGTTATCGAGCTGTGCCCGGAGTTCGAACCGTTCCTCGTTCCTATGTGCGCTTATCACGGCGGCGTATGCCATGAGATGAAGCCTTGCGGGAGGTGCGTGAAGGGATGAGCACGGAAGCAAAGTTTGACGGTGGCAAGCTGGAGCTGGACTTGGTGCCGACGCAGATGATCCGCGATGTTGCGGAGGTGCGGATGTACGGCACGAAGAAGTACGGCGATCCCGACAACTGGAAGAAGGTAGAGCTGCGACGCTATGTCAACGCTCTGCTGCGGCATACGCTGGCATTCGTCGAGGACAACAAGAGCGTAGATGAGGAGAGCGGCATTCCCCACTACAAGCACATGGCCTGCAACATGGCATTCATCTGCGAGATGCTGAAGGGCGTAGCGGACGATGACGAGGAGTGCAATCACAGCTACACCTTCAGCGGAGAGGCTGACGGTTGGCTCTGCTACAAGTGTGGAAAGAGGTGGGAGTGATGGCTGAATTGAAACCGTGCCCGTTCTGCGGCGGTGTTCCAAAACTAGAAACACATGGGTTTTGGAGCGATTTGACAAAAGATTTCACAGAAAAAACTTACGGCCTTATTTGCGACAGTTGCCACACAAGCGGATGGCAATTCCACGAAACGAAAAGCAAGGCCATCGAAGCATGGAACAGAAGGGCTGGTGACGGCAATGGCTGATTATATCGAGCGTTCCGTTGCGAAGGACGAGCTTCTTTCGTGGGCGGTGTGTATCAAGCATCCTGAACATCTTTTGAAAGAGGACGCCATGTGCGTCCTTGACAATATCCCTGCCGCAGATGTAGCCCCTGTGGTGCATGGGCGGTGGGTTGGCGTACACGAAGGATGGGGCTGTTGCTCTAACTGTCACCGAATGGATGGCATTGATAAACTGGCAACGCATTGTAGATACTGCGGAGCGAATATGGATGGTGACGCATGAACAGAAGAGAGGTCATTAAGCGCAACAGCGAGGGCGATATCGTGGCTGTGTACAGCACCATTGTGGAAGCAGCAAGAGCCGAGGGCGTATGCACCGCAACTATACAGAAATGGGTGGGCGGATACAGCGTGCCCAAGAACGGCTGCACCTACGAGGCGGAAGAGCGGGCAGGCAGAGCCGATGATGGGCAAAACCCGGATAGTTCTCTGTGTTGGTCTTGCGATAATGCCACGGGTGGCTGCTCATGGTCGAGAGAATTCAAACCGGTCAATGGTTGGAACGCTGAACGGCGCAACGTGAACACGCACAGGGGCAGGAAACGGATCGAAGGCACGGAGAGCTACTTCGTGAAAGATTGCCCAGAGTTTGTGCGGGACAAGAGACGCAGAAGGTGAACGATGACGAATACACTACAAAAAAGTGTGATAAAGCGCGATGCGTGGGGTGATGTTGTCGCCGTCTATGATACCTATGACGACGCTGCAAAGGCCGAGGGCGTGAGCAAGTGGACCGTAAAGATGTGGGTGCAAAAAAGCAAGGACGCACTCGTCAGGGGACACATCTGGCAGGCCGAACAGCCGCAGGAGGGCACGCTATGCTGGAGCTGCGACAAGGCCGTTTGTGGCTGCTCTTGGTCAAGAGAGTTCAAGCCCGTTGAGGGCTGGACGGCGGTGCGCAGGGATGTCAGAGTTTGGGACAGAGTAAGCAAGGTCACCACGGAGAGCTATTTTGTGAAAGACTGCCCGGAATATGTGCCGGACAAAAGAAAGTGAGAGAGACTATGGCTAAAAACGCAATGCTGACGAAGATCTACGCGGCAGCGGAGCAGAAGTATAACGCCCTGTTCCAGAGGAAGATGGATATGCTGCTCCAGATGGGACAGGATGCGGCGATCATCGCAGCCAACGAGACGCTGCAGCTGGGCCCCAAGAGAGCGAGAGACTTCTGCGCGGCATATATCGAGGCGATGAACGATATGGCGCACATGATGCGAGATGACCAGATCGATGATCCCGACTTCGTGTATGCAAAGACCAAAATCGACGAGCGCATCCGAAGCATCGTTGGCGACGAGCTGTTTATCCCTTGGGAGGAGAGACATGGGCAAAAAGAAAAAGGATAAAGAAGGACGCCACTCAAGCACCAAGTACATTTACGGCGGAGAGTTTCCCGTAAGACGAGACATCCAGCTTGGGGACAGAATCAAGAAGCGGGTGTGGTGGATCGCAGACGACTACTTGCAGACCAGAGAGCGACAGGAGAATGCGTGGGGCACGGTGATCTACATCCATCCCAAGCGGCTGTACTACACGGTACGCTTTACCTTCGCCAGAGAATCGTTTAACGAGTGCTTCCCCATGCGAGGGAAATACGAATAAAGAGGAGCGGGGCCGGTGGAGACATTTGCAGAACGGCTGCAGCAGCTCCGGGAGAGCAAACGACCGGTGCGTAGCCGCAAGGTGACGAGCGAGTTGTGCGGACTACCACCGGATGCAATCAGGAGATATGAGAGAGGAGAGGCAGAGCCGACCCTGTCCTCGCTGCTGTTGCTGGCTGACTACTTCGAAGTATCATTGGACTATTTGACAGGGAGGGAATAATGGCTGAATTGAAACCGTGTCCGTTTTGCGGACATAAGCCGACGAGGGTCGCGCAGCACATCGTGGGGAGTCTGGCAATCGTCTATTACACGGTGGGCTGCTCGGAGTGCCTCGTCAAACCGAAGACGGCGTTCTACAGAAGCAAGGAAGAGGCAATCAAGGTGTGGAACAGAAGGGCAGGTGACGGCAATGGCAACTAAAAGAATCTGCGACCGATGTGGTGCTGAAATCAATCCGTTTAACGCTGTGACATATGCAGGAATGCGGAAGATGAAGAATGACATCGTTGACAAAGAATACGAACTGTGTTGTTCCTGCGCTTACCATCTCCGCAGATGGTTGGAGGGAGTAGAAAAGGACGGTGACGGCAATGGCTGATTATATCGAGCGAGAAGCGGCAAAGCGATGGCTTGCAGATGACTATGCGTATGCGGCGGCAGATTTGCTTGATAAAATCCCTGCCGCAGATGTAGCCCCTGTGGTGCATGGGCGGTGGTTAGAGCTAGATGACTTCAATTTTAATACCTACTATGATTGTTCCGCTTGCGGTGAATCGTTCTGCTTCATTGAGGGTGTGCCGGAAGAGAACTTATATAGCTACTGCCCCAACTGCGGAGCGAAGATGGATTTGGAGGCAACGGCAAATGATTGAATACGAAGTGGTTGTCCACGGCAAGTGGGTAAAGGAAGAGGATTATTTTTGCTGTAGCAAGTGCGGGCAAGCCATAGGAGCCGAATGCGTCACTTGGTTTAACTACTGCCCCCATTGCGGAGCAAAGATGGATCGGAAATAAGAAAGAGACCGGGGACTACCCCCGGTCTTTTTTCATGTCTGCGCGGATTAAGTTTTTGATGTAGGTTTGTTTCTTCTCCTGCTGCTGGATGTGCTCCCACAGGTCAGCCTCGGCAGGGGAGAAGTCAAGAGTGAGGCGCTTGACCTTCTGCTTGTAGTTCTGGATAGCCCTGCGCTGTGCTTCGCTTGTCATGTGCGCCCTCCTTACTGCTCAACGAGAACGTACTCGGTGATGTCGTTCTTTGGATCGTTCATGCGGTAGGTGACTTCCGCGATGTTGTCTGCGGTAACTTCGACTTCGTAGTTCTGACCTTCGGCGTTGCCGTAGTCGCAGAAGTAAACTACCGTGTACTTTTGCCCAATCTCCGGCTGGCGATAGATCTCAACGCGATAGCGGATGCCGGGAAGAGCGGAGCTCTGCATGGTGACATAGTTGCCAGAGATAGTGTAAGTGAATTCTTTCATGGCGATTCTCCTTTTTTGTTTTGGCATTATGTTCCTCACCATTAGTATAACCCACGGGATATAGATAGTCAATAGGGCAAACGAAAAAATAAGAAAATTGTGATAACTCCCCTTAAAAGGGGAATTTTTTTGTGATTATCCCCTAATGTGATATGCAGAGAAGTGCTGAAAGGAGGCGGAAGCGATGGAAAAAGAACCGCAGAATCGGGCGGATAACGGTAACAGAGATGCCAAGGGTCGATTCGGCAAAGGCAACAATGCAAACCCCGGTGGCAGACCCAAGAAGCCACCCGAGCTTGAGCTGTATGCGAAGCAGGCACCAGAGAAGCTGCGAGCCATTGCGGATGATCCTGACACGCCTGTCAAGATTAAGGCTGATATCGAGAAGTTCTTCTTTGAGGCCGTATACGGCAAAGCTCCGCAGGCTATCGACCTTGACGGCAAGCTGGATAACAGCGGCACAACGGTTATTGAGTTCAAGGGAGCGCTGGACGAATGGAGCCATTGATCTTCAAGCATCTCCGGGAAGAAGCACCAAACCCAAAGCAGGTGGAGTTCTTCAAGGCAGATGCCAAGCACATTGGATATGGCGGGTCCCGAGGCGGCGGCAAAAGCTGGGCTGGTCGGCGCAAGGGTGTCATGCTCTGTATGCGCTATGAGGGGCTCAAGGTGCTTCTGTTGCGTAGAACGATGCCGGAATTGAGAAACAACCACATCATCCCGCTGATGAGCGAGTTGTACGGCTATGCCAA